TAAAGATTCCCAAACCTTTCCTACGAGTTCGGTATTTGTTTTACTGCTAAGTAGTTCAGCCTTATAGACCACATCTCCTTTACGGAGTGTTCTTCTTGTTGTAATAATCTGATGCAAGTAATCACCCCAATTATGCCAATTGGGTTTGTTTCCAATTACTTCACCTGTTGCCCCATAATCAGACTTAGCGTGAGTAATATACACTTGGTCACAATTTAGATTCTTACACATAAGAAGCAAAGAATAGAAAGGAGCGTTTCTTTTACCCCATTCAAACTTCATCTTTTGTGGCTTTCCAATCTTTGAACTACCAGTGACATGAAGTGTGCAACAATCAAGCCACTTATCTACTCCATCGAATACAAAGACTACATCTTCGCCTTCTTCAATCTTAGATTTGACATAAAGAACAAAGTCTTCTGAATTTGCTTCGGACTTTTGTATATCTAATTCACCATTTTGATTTCTAACTTCGGGATTCCAAAGAGTAATTCTATCAGTCATTTCATGGTTTTGTCTCCAAGTAGGTTCGCAACCATCATCCCAATCTAAAACATAAATTTGTTTATCGGGAAAATCAAGTGCCAATCCGCTTTTTACAGTTTTAGGTTCTCCCCAAATACCACATACTAATCGGTTTTCTCTTGCTAATCTACTTTCTGTTTGTTTCTTTAATTTATCAGCAAAGGCAATTACTCTTGCATTACCTTGTGCTTCTAAACTTGTTGCTTGTGTATTTTTATTGCTTGTCAATCCCATTTTTATCACCTATTTGCTTTTTGCCAGTTCATTTTTAATTCTTCCACTTCTTCTAAAGAAGAAAGTTCTAATCTAACTTCTTTAGTTCCTAAATGGAGTTTAATGTGGATATTGTTGTTTTCCCAGTTTTCTTTCATTGTAATGAAATCAACCTTTGATAAATCAACAATCCATTTATTTTCATAATTCATAAATTTTTCATTCATATTTGTTCACCTACTTCTTTGTATTCTTTGTATAACTTTAGAAAGTATTCAAAGAAAGGTTTGTTAAAGTTTTCAATAATATATCCTGCTTGAGAATATATCTTTAATTCGTAATTATTATCCCCAATGATATTCCAACTAAAATGTTGAATCATATCAAAATGGATAAATGCTCTTTTTGTTTTTATTGCATTTGCATATATTTCATTCATAATATCACCTAATAGGGCTTCGCACCCTTCCGAGCATCAATTTTATCCACAAGTTTATGCTTACACTTGCTGAGTTCGGGCGAAAGAACCTTCCCGATGGATTATAATTTAGGCTTCAAAACCAATCAAAGTCTTCCTCCATTGGTTGTGAAACTTCAACCGAAGAACCGTGTTTAACAGTGCATAAAAGACCCGATGCATTAATTGTCACAGGCTCTACTTCACCATCAACAGTTCTTTGACTTGTTCTACCAACAACAATAACTGATGAACCAATACCGAAATCAAGAGTTAGATGTTCGGGAATCCAACAAGTCACCATTCCCGAATCGTTATCATAATCTAATTCGGCATTCAAATCGGTAATGTTGATAATTCTATTACCGTTTGAAGTCGGTGTCATATTCATATTACATACTGTTCCGTCTGTAATAACATATCTCTCTTTAGAAGCAATTGCTTGCCTTTGGATATGTTCTTTATCCAACTCTACAAGAGAAACGATGTTTGACATGAAGTTATCCTTCAACGCTTGTTCAAAGTCAAATGAACTCATATCACGATATACTTCATTTTCTGGGTCAAGAGAACTATTCAAGGTTAGACTGTTCAAAGTCAAGTCCTTTGCTCCATAAATATCTGTTCCATTAGAACCCTCAATGCATAGGAAATGAACCCATTCAAAAGTATTAGGAGCAAAATCTACTCCTGCTTGATTCTTGTAAGAGAAGAACCATGCTTTATTCTCACTTCCACCAACCGAACCAAAGAAGATACCCGTTCTTCTAAATTGTTCTTTAGGTAGTGGCTTTCCGTAGTTAGCATTCTTTCCGCCATTCATATAACTGGCGGTGCTATCTAAAGGAATATAGATTCTGCCATCTTCAAGAGTTTCTGCTCCTTCGGGTAAATCTGCAACAATCTTTTCTTGGTATTCGCCATTAAAGTATCTTGATACAGACCACTTACCCAAAGCATTTTGATTTGCTACTGCAACAATACCGTTTTGTAGGGCATTGTCTTCATCACGCAAATACTCTTCTTTTGCTTTGTTTCTGTTCCAACTCATCGTATCTCTTGGTGCATCAAGGGAAACAAAGAATCCAAACGCTGCTCGGTAGTAAGAGTCATTAGAAGAGGCATTACCACTCTTTTGGCTTCTCTTTGCATTTGCTACATAGTTTCGCCAAAGACCCAAACCGATAGGATTTGTTTCTTCTATTCCGTTCTGCTGACAAAGTTCAGCGAACTTCGTCATAGCATCTTCTTGAGATATTCCCAAGACTTCTGCTCCTTTCATTATTTCATTCTTCGTATTTTCTTCCATAGTTTTTCACCTTTTTTTGTTTTTTATTTTTACAATAGTTGTCCCACCATCCATGATATTAGCACTTTAGGGGTCATACTATTGGAACGCCATTCTGTTTCTCCTACTGTTCTTAACAGTTTAAATTTCATATTGCTATCAAGTCCCTCCGAACTGACAACAACATCGTGCAATCCATTACAAATTTCTCTAATGGTTTTGCCTTGATACAATAAATCATGAAATTCACCCAACACATTTAGATTCTTATTTGTAATTTTTAATAGTAATTCGTTGTATTCACTTAGCGATATTTCAACTTGCTTCTTGAGAGTCGTATTACTTGACTTGGCCGCTTGGAGTTCAGTAATTGCTCTCCTCATATCACCATTCATGGTGTATAAAAAGCCCCCTAATTCTTCATCGGAGAATCGAGTAATGTTTTCTCTTGAAAGAACGGACTTCACCATATCCAACATACTTTCGTTTGAAATAGGCTTAAAGTGATAATTAGCACATCTACTTTGTAATGCAAAGATAATTTTATTTTTATCATTACAAGTTATGATAAAACGAATGTTATTAGAATATCTTTCCATAATTCTCTTTAATGCATTTTGAGCATCAGTAGTCATTCCATCCATTTCATCTAATAAAATGATTCTAAAAGGAACATCACCCATAGTTCCACTTTGGGCAATATTTTTGATTGTAGTTCTAACAGTTTCTAATCGCCTATCATCAGAAGCATTTATTTCTACAAAGTTATCTTTGAATCCTTCTTTAAGAATTTCTTTACCTAATACGATAGAGGCGGCAGTTTTACCATTACCCGAATTACCATAAAGCAAAACATTAGGCATGTTGCCTTCTTCTTTCCAAGAAGTTGCATCCATTACAAATTGTTCTTGTCCGTATAATTCTGATAATTTATTTGGTCTATATTTTTCAGTCCATAACATTATTCTTCCTCCGCATATATTTCATATAAGTCGGTCATGGCTTCTTCTCCGATGTATTCTCTCAATATCCAATACCATTTCTCATAATCAAATTTCATCATAATCTCTCCAATCTATTTTCTATTTCTCTTACTAAATCATATATGATTTCACTTAGCCAACCATGAGGTTCTTGAATATCAACTTCTCCTATATTATCTAAAATATCAGTAATATAGCCTTCTGCTCTATTAGCCCACTCAAGTAGTTGTTCAAGTTGTTCGGCTTCGTATGCTTTTTCTCGTAATTCTTCACTTTTTCTTTCTAATTCATCACTTTTCATTTTTATTCCTCCGTCACTACTCCATCTTTTACTTGATAATTTTTAATTACAATTCCTTGATGTTGTGGTAGGGGTTGAGGGATTGGTAAGGGTTCTCTAAAGACTTCCTTTATTACTTCCACTTCTTTGATTACCTCTTTGGTATTTCCTTCTTTCATTTCAGCATACCATTTTTGTGGATAGTAAAACATGTAGTAAAATAAAGGGAAACTAACAGTATGTATAATTGGTAAAAAGAATATCCAAAATACGCTAAAGTCATCAAGGTATGCCCCACAATAAGTCCGAGTATTGTAGGCGGAACATTCAATACGCAGGCCCTCAAAAAAAACAGCCATATAACTCCAAAATATCCATATTTGGCATACAAAGAAACCTGCCAATGAACGCATTCTTATTTTTTCATAATCAACCACTTTTATTCCTCCGTATAATTTTGGTAATACCAAACTCTACTACAATCTCTACACCTACAACAAAGTAGAGATTTTCTAAATCTTCCTTCTGTTATTTCTACATTTATACTTTTACAACTGCATTCTATCATCATATCTCACCAAAATAATGCTTAGGGTTAGAAAAAGTTCTTCTGTATTCAGCATGTTTATTATTTATCTTTCTTCTTTCGACAAGCCCTGAATCTACTAAAAATCTTAGAAACATTAAGACTTCTGCTTGAGATTTATCAATAGTTAGATACTTCAAAATCTTTCGAGGGGTTTTCCAAACCTCATCAAGATGTAAAAGCAATTCCATATAATCTGCATCTATCCAATTGGTTTTACCTGTATTCAATTTTATTGTCTCTTCTGTTGTTATTTTTACTTCTCTTAAAAAACCTTTAACTGTTTTATATTCTACTTTTTTCATTTTTATTTCCTCCAAAATGGAATAAAGAAGTTTGTTGTATTTTTATTGGGTCTAACTTCTTTCTTTTTCTTTTTTCACCCAATTTCAGAAGTCGGCATTCTGCATTATTTAATTTGGTCATAGCCCAACTTCTAAACTCATCATCCTTCAACAACTGATGAAGAACATTTACATTTTTAATTCCTAATCTTCTTGCTAAAGAAGGAATTTTACTATATTGTCCTCGTTTTGGCATATTTAATCTACCACTAAAACTACCCATGTGGGTATAGGCTAACATATCGTAAAAGTATTCTTGACTCCACCTTCTACGAACTCGGCCATCAATGAACAATAGCCTGTTGGGGTGTATGTTTTCTACTAACCAAGTTAAAAATTGAGTATCTGACGGCTTATTAAACTGTAATAATTCTCTAATTAACTCCCTATCTTTAGATTTAAGATATTCATAAACTAAAGAATAAGTATCTCTTTCATAAGAAAATGGCTTTTCGCTTCTTGGTGCAAGTTCTTTCATTTGTTCCTCTAAGAAATTTTTAGAACCTGCTCTTTTTATTTGACACATAGCCTTAATTTCTTTTGGAACGCTCTTTTCATTTATCGAAGTAATCACAATTTGCCCTTTGTAAGTTCTTAAAATAGATAAGATGCTTTCTTTATCGGGCTTGATGTGTATATCTTCAATAATAATACCGTTGTCAATTGGTATTGAACCAATATCAAAATTAATATCATCAGCATAAAAGATAACTGGGTCTTTAACAAAGGTCTTAGCCTTTGTTGATTTCCCTGTTCCTGTTTTTCCTGTAAGTAAAATTGGTCTTATTGTTTTTAGATTGGTAAATCCCATTATAATACTCCCTTTATTTTCATTATTATTTCTAACCCATCAAGAGTTAGGTGTTTATTTTCATTCATTAATTCTACGCACCTTACAAAATCTTTCCACTCACCATTTGAATCTGGTAAGTTAGGAACTAATTCTTTGACTTTCCAAAGATTATATTTTCCTGTTATTTTTAATATAGGCTTTGGCCTTGATAATTGTTCTTTATCTTTTAGATTACTCTCTATTCCTTGCATAATTAGACTACGATGTAGTCCGACTAAGAATTCTTTTTTACCTCTTATGTCTAAAGATAACTTAACACTATATCCTATTTTGGCTTCTTCATTCAATGAAATACTTAAATTCATTTTAGCAGAAGACAAAAGAATTCCTATTACCATATCTTTACTAAACATCTGAAACACGCTCAAACATTCCTAAATAATCATATTTATATCTTAAA